TTGACGCTTCATACAATCCATTGTCAATGAACGAAGACTATTTCTTCCCTGTCACTGCTGAAGGCCGTGGATCAAGCGTTGAAGTTCTTCCAGGTGGACAGAATCTCGGTGAGATTGATGACTTGAAATACTTCAACAACCGTCTTGCTCGTGGTCTTCGTGTCCCAAGCTCATATCTACCCACTGGCCCTGATGACAACACTACGCCAATGAATGATGGTCGTGTTGGTACTGCCATGATTCAGGAATTCAGATTCAATCAATATTGCGAACGTCTACAAAACTATATTTGCTTGAAGTTGGACGAAGAGTTCAAACTATTCTTGCGTTGGAGAGGCTTCAATATTGATACTGGTTTGTTCCAGCTCAAGTTCAATCCTCCTCAGAACTTTGCTGCATATCGCCAAAGCGAACTTGATACCGCTCGTGTGTCTACGTTTGCTTCAATGGAAGCGTTCCCTTATATCTCAAAGCGTTTTGCACTTGAAAGATTCTTAGGTCTATCTGAAGAAGAAATCAAGAAGAACGAAAAGATGTGGGAAGAAGAAAACGCAGAAGATGTTGATCAGGAAACTAAGGGTTCCGATCTTCGTAACATCGGCGTTTCAACTGGCGACTTCAGTGCGGACCAAGAAACAGCCGATCAGATTGAAGCTGGCAATGAACTAGAAGCTGAAGGCCCAGAAGTTGCAGGTCCAGTTGGCAATCAAGGCGGAGAAGCAGTACCAGGCGGAGCAGCAGGTCCACTAGGTGGCGGCGGTAGCCCAATGCAAATCTAAAAGATAAATAATTATATGAAGCTAATGGAAATGTTTGACGCCCCTATTGCAGGGATGCAAGATTTGAATTCGGACAACAGCCAACCTGTTTACCGAACATCCCGCAAAACCAAACTGACTCTTAAGCAGATTCGTAAACTTCGCCGTATGATGGATGTTCGTCGCTACGAAAAGAAATTATATCTAGGTAAAATTAAAAAACAATATGGTGCGAAGCCTGAAGAAGCTGGCGCAGCATCGGTATAATTTACCAATTTAGTATATTCTAATAAAAAACTCAAAAACTGAGTACTTATTGAGTACTTTTCCTGCATAGTGCATAAGTAATTCTACAAAGCCATTACTATCAGGAGAATATTCAATGGACATTAATAAGTTTAAGCAACTCATGGATCTCGTTATCAACGAAGATCACGAACAAGCCCGCGAGCTATTCCACGAAATCACAGTTGAGAAGTCACGCGAAATCTTCGAATCACAGATGTTTGAAGCTGACGAAGAAGATGATCTAGAAGAAGGTATGGGCGGTCAGACCGGCGATCTTCTTGACGAAATCAACGCTGAAGAAGCCGACGAAGGCATGTACGAAGAAGACGAATCAGATATCGACTTTGATGACGAAGACGAAGACTTCGGTGGCGAAGAACATGAAGAACATGAAGAAATTGAAGATGCCGTAATCCGCATCGAAGACAAGCTCGACCAGTTGATGGCTGAGTTTGAAGAAATCATGGGCGGCGGCGAAGAAGACTTCGGTGACGAAGGCAACGAAGACATGGACGGTGAAGAAGATTTCGGTGACGAAGAAGATTTCGGTGACGAAGACGAAGAAGCAATGATGGAAGCTATTCAGCTTAAGAAGGTTTCTGTAACTCATGGCGACAACGGTCAGAATGCAAAGTCAACAGTAGCATTCAACTCAGGCGCATCAGGAATGGACAGCAAGCCGGTTAAGTTCAGCGGCGATGCAGAAGCAGTTCCAACTAGCCCTAAGGGCCCAAGCAACTTCTACTCAAAGGGTGAAACCTCAGTAAAGGGTGCAGGCAGCTTCAAGAACAGCCCAGGTAAGGACAACTTCAGCGACAAGGGTGAGTCAACACCAAAGCCTGTCTCAAAGGACGGTGCTGCTAATGACAAGAGCCCAGTAGCTGAATCACGCCGTTCAGCACGTAGACCAATCCGCTAATAAGGAAAACTGAGAAAATGGCTTTGTATCTCAGAGAGAATCTAACCTTCGATAGAGCCGAGATGGTTGTCGAGTCCGTAACAGAAGGCAACGACAGTCTAAAATCGCTCTATATGAAGGGGATTTTCATTCAGGGCGGGGTTAAAAACGCAAATGAGCGTATTTACCCCGTCTCTGAAATTGAAAATGCTGTAGACACTCTCAATAAGCAGATCAAAGAAGGCTACTCCGTTCTCGGAGAAGTCGATCACCCAGATGACCTTAAGATCAATTTAGACCGTGTATCTCACATGATTACTAGCATGTGGATGGACGGTGCTAATGGATTTGGTAAACTAAAGATTCTTCCGACTCCAATGGGTCAACTTGTAAAGACTATGTTGGAATCAGGAGTTAAGCTAGGTGTATCCAGTAGAGGAAGCGGAAACGTTAACGATATGGATGGCCGTGTCAGTGATTTTGAAATTATCACTGTCGATATTGTTGCTCAGCCAAGTGCACCTAATGCATATCCCAAAGCGATTTATGAAAGTCTCATGAATATGAAGCACGGACATAAGGTGATGGAAATCGCAAAAGACGTACAATTGTCTGGCAACAAGCAAGTACAGAAGTTCTTAGGTGAGGAAGTAATGCGCCTCATCAACGAACTCAAATTACGATAAGGGGAATAAGCATGTTAGATGCTATTAAGCCATTACTTGAAAGCGGCCTTATCAACGAAGATATCGGGAATCAGTTAAATGAAGCCTGGGAAGCTAAGTTGGTAGAAGCTCGTCAACAAGCTCGTGCAGAACTTCATGAAGAATTTGCACAACGTTACGAACATGATCGTGGCGTAATGGTAGAAGCCCTAGATAAGATGATGACTGAAACTCTTTCAGAAGAAATTGCAGAATTTGCTGCTGAAAGAAAGGCAATGAACGAAGATCGTGCAAGAAACGAAATGAAGATTCGTGAAAACATGACTAAGTTCAATGACTTTATGGTCACTAAGTTAGCCGAAGAAATCCGCGAACTCCGTACTGACCGTCAGGTACAGATGGAAAACATGCAGAAGTTGGAACAATTCGTTGTTCATGCTCTTGCAGGTGAAATCAAGGAATTTGCAATTGACCGTAAGGCAGTTGTAGAAGCTAAGGTTAAGTTGGTCGCTGAAGGCCGTCAACAACTCGAAGCTCTTAAGGAAAGATTCATTTCTGAAAGTGCTAAGAAGGTTAACAGCGCAGTCACAACCTATCTCAAGGGTGAACTATCACAACTCAAAGAAGATATCAAGCTCGCCAGAGAAAACAACTTTGGTCGCAAGCTATATGAAGCCTTCGCAAGTGAATTCAGTGTAACTTATCTCAATGATAAGGCTGAAACTCGCAAGGTTCTCACGGCACTTGCACAAAAAGACCAAGAACTTGCAGAAGCTACTGCTAAGCTGAATAACGCAGCAAAGCTAGTAGAAAGCAAAGATCGTGAAGTCCGTATTATCAAAGAATCTGCTCAACGTGAAAAGGTCATGAACTCGCTTCTTGCACCATTAAACGAAGAAAAGAAGGAAGTTATGAAGACTTTGCTAGAAAGCGTACAAACCGTAAAGTTGGAAAACGCTTTCAACAAATATTTACCTGCTGTTCTTAATAACGGCCCAACCAATGCTGCTCCTGCAAAGAGAGCATTGAATGAATCTGTTATTGTAGAAGCAACTGGTAATAAAACTGCCAAGAAAATCGTAGAAGTCGATTCAACAGAAGACAACGTAATCGACATTAAGCGCCTGGCAGGGCTTTAATAAGACATAGTTTAGGAGAATATACAAATGTCAAACGTACTTTTAGAAAGCCGTTGGGGAGAAACTAAGGACGCCCTGCTAGAAGGCTTAAAGGGCACACGTAAGTCAACAATGAACGTGTTGCTTGAAAATACCAAGAAGCAGCTTCTTGCTGAATCTTCAGCTGGTACTACTACTGCTGGTAACATTGCTACACTCAATCGCGTTATCCTTCCGGTAATTCGTCGTGTTATGCCAACTGTTATTGCAAACGAACTCGTCGGCGTTCAGCCAATGACTGGCCCAGTTGGTCAGATTCACACTCTACGTGTTCGCTATGCTAACTCATTGACTGACAACTCAGCAGCACAGACTTCGGTCAACGCTGGTGAAGAAGCTCTATCACCATTCAAGATCGCACAGGCATACTCACGTACTGCCCTTGCAGATACTTCAACTAACTACTACACTGGTGCAGATACTGCTGCTCTAGAAGGTAACGGTGGTAAGCAGATTTCTGTTCAGATCCTTCGTCAGGCTGTTGAAGCCAAGTCACGTAAGCTACAAGCTCGCTGGACTTTCGAAGCTGCTCAGGACGCTCAGTCACAGCATGGTATTGACGTTGAAGCAGAAATCATGGCTGCTCTAGCACAAGAAATTACTGCTGAAATTGATCAGGAAATCTTGCTTTCACTAGCAACTCTTGCATCAACTGAATACACTTACAACCAGGCAACTGTATCAGGTACTGCTACTTACGTTGGTGACGAACACGCTGCTCTTGCTGTTCTTATCAACCGCGTTGCAAACTTGATTGCACAGCGCACTCGTCGTGGTGCAGGTAACTGGGCTGTTGTTTCACCAGCTTCACTTACTGTTCTTCAGTCAGCAACTACTTCAGCATTCGCACGTACCACTGAAGGCACTTTTGAAGCTCCAACTAACACTAAGTTCGTTGGTACTTTGAACGGTGCAATGCGCGTATTCGTAAACAGCTACGCTCCAGACACTCAGCCAGTTCTAGTTGGCTATAAGGGTTCATCTGAAACTGACGCTGCTGCGTTCTATTGCCCATACATTCCGTTGATGTCTTCAGGCGTTGTCCTTGATCCGACTACTTTCGAGCCAGTCGTATCATTCATGACTCGTTATGGTTACATCGAACTAACTAACACCGCATCCTCATTCGGGAATGCCGCCGATTACGTTGGCGAAATTGCGGTCCAAAATTTGACGTTTCAGTGAAATATCAAATACTTACGCAATCAACGCAGTAAGAAAAATGGAAAAGGGGCTTTCGGGCCCCTTTTCTATTGCGAAAATCCCCAAACTATAGTATTATTTATTGAAAAGAGAGGTCTTGGAATAAATAATACTATGTTCAAAGAAAACAAATATACTAGGTTATACAACAGTCTCATTGAGAGAGCAACTACTCGCAATTGGAATAAAGCCTCTGGCCGTGAAAGGCATCACATTGTTCCTCAGTCATTGGGAGGTAGCAATGATAAATCCAATCTAACTTATCTTTCAGCCCGAGAACATTTTATTTGCCATTGGCTCCTAGTTAAGATGACAGAAGGTGAAGCACGAGGAAAAATGCTGTACGCTCTTATGGGAATGAGAGCAATAGGAGACACACACCAAAGATACTCATCATCTATTACGGCTAGAGTATATGAGCGTTATAGGATTGAACACGCTAATAATCATTCCGAAAGAATGAAGGGTAAACCTGCATGGAATAAAGGACGAAAGTTAGAAGGTGAAGAGCTAGAACAGCACCGAGAACGAACCCGCAACCGAACGATAGATCCTGTTAGACAAGCCGAAGGCCAATCAAAACGAATAGCAAAAGTAACTGGTACAAAACAAAGTGAGGAAACCAAACTTAAAAAAAGTTTAGCATTGAAGGGTCGTCCCAAAGGCCCAATGAGTGAAGAACAAAAGTTAAAACGTTCTATGACTATGACAGGGCAGAAGAAGAAACCCGGTCACGCTGACAATGTAAGAAACGCTGTCCTAGGTAATGTATCCATCAACAAAGATGGTATTGAGAAGAAAGTCAAACGTGATACACTTGATCAATGGTTGAGTGAAGGATGGGCATTAGGTGGAAGGAAAAGAAAATGAATAGTAGACAATATGAAAAGATGATGACTGAGATTTATAAGGCAACTCTCACGAATGCAGGAATCAACGAAGGTGAATATACTAGTGTGTGCTTAAGTGCAGATAGAACAGAATATGAAGTAACACTTATTGACGGTAGTATAGTTGTTGTTCCTAG